GCACTTGCTTCTGTGTTTTCTGCAGTTCCGCCAAGTATAACCTTAGGAACTCCTAAGGCCTGATAAAAGAAGTTTTCTAAATATCTAATCCAAGATAAGAACTGCTCAACAGGGGGGAGAGTTAAGTCTACAAATTCCCCTTCTCCTCTTTTAATAGGTAAAATTAAGATTTCTCCCTTTTCTATCCCCTCTTTGTAGTCTCTTTTTAGATTGTTAAGTCTTGGTGTGTTGTCTTCTTCAATATATAAGATTCTAACTGTTGAACGATGTGATATTCTTCTCCAGTCAGCCATCGCCTCGTTTTTAGCATCAATAATCCACTGAACAGCCTCAATAACAGAAGTTCCGTGAATTTCATCTGCAACTCTATCGTTAGAGATGTGAAATATCTTGTCTGGTGTGAAAGTCTGTGGTTTTCCTTTTGGATTTTTAGACCTTTGCTCATATCTTATAATTCTGCCTTTAGAACTGCAGACTATTGTCATACTTGCAGGGTCTAATGGTTTGAGATTAAGTAAAGTTCCTGTATCTGGATTTCTTACAATTTCAGCATAAGCATCTCCGTTAATCTTTGAAGTTACGAGCATATTCCATAGAATAGAGTTAAAAGTGTCCTCTCCCCAGCCGTTAATATTCTCTAAAATGACTTTAGAACGAGTGTCTGTTTCATATCCCTGTCCTAAAACCCAAGTTGCAAGAGCATTAATTGCAGATTTTAGTTCTGGGATTTTCCTGTAATAGCCATACCATTTAGTAAAGTATGGATTATTGTAAGAAGTTTCACTAATTCCAGCTGCACTATCAGTTGATTTAGAGGGAACAGAGTAATCACTAATTCCCTCCAAGGTTGTTGTTCTCGTTGTTTGTGCAATATCAGTTTCCATTTTTATACATCCACTTTAAAAGGGACTGCAAAAGTTAATTTAGTTGAATGGTCATCTTCGATTGTTTTTTTTATAGCTACATTGCTATCATTTCTATCACCTGCATCGTGAGCTAAACCCTGATAAGCATGTTTACTACCTGTAACCATTTGAGCCCAGGCTTCAACAGTAAATCTTAAAGTATCTCCGATTGCAAAAAAAGTTTCAGGCACATCAAAAATTAAAACATGTTCTCTCGAATGGGGTAAATTTACATCAGGGGTTCCCACATAAGGCAAGAATGCTGTTGAGCCACTGATAATATGAACTCCATTTTTTAACATCTGAACAACTAATTTTCCATTTGGCGCCCCACTATCTTCTGAAACTATCCCTGTAGTTGCATTTATAATACAATCTCCTTTTATTGTCATTGGAACATCAAAAGTTGTATCAAAATTTATACTTATTGCTTTATGAACACCAGTCTCATTATCAAATTTACTGCTCAAAGTTGTTATATCAATGGTTCCATAACTTGCATTTCCTGAATTAATAGCTTGAGTTGTAAAAAAATAATTCTCTTCAGCTTTCCCACCATAAAAAGTTTTATAAGATTTTCCACTTGCTAAGTCAGTCCAGTCGTAACTTGCAATAGCCAGTGGCTGCGATTGATATTTCTTTGCTAACATTATGTGCTTAACCTCTGCTTTTCTTTTTGTTTTAATACTGCAAGTCCTTTACTCTCTATATCATCATTTATATTCATCAGCATATCTGCTTCTCTTGATAAATATCCAGTTGTATCATAGGCAATTAATTTCTTAGCAATCTTAGAAGAGCAAACATCAGCTATAGAACCTGAAATCGCTAAGAAAGTTGTAGCTATGCCAGTTATAAAGTCACTATGGCATTCTGCACATATACTGCCTTCTGCTTCATCACTCCACGCATCCATAATTGTTTTATTATCTCCAGCATAAAGTATTATAGTTGAATTTACGTGAGTTCCTGCTTTTGCAACTGCTGCTCCTGATGTGCATAATGTCCAACTCATATTAAATCCATGAGATAGAAGAATTTAAATGTTTCTGATTTGCGAGCCAAGCTGCTCTAATTATGCCATCTGTGATATGAGCGTAATCTCCGAATATTCTAATCTTTGTAAACTGTCCTTTCTCTTTAAGATATTCGTATTGAATAGATTTAAGAGAAGCAATAATATCATCATCGTCTAATAACTTTAAGATTCTCTTCTCCATCATAGCTAAGAGATTCTGATACATGTCTTCTTTTAAGAGTGTTCTCTTCTTTTCTCCTCTATAATCAAGTTCTCTACTTCTGCTATTAAGAGCAACAACTTTCCTTCTCACTGATGGCTCTCTTAATAAGAAATCTAATATTCCAACACCAAGAGAACCTGAACCTGCGTCTATTCCAATCTTCTTAAAACCATAAACTGTTTCAAGTTGAACTATCCTATCAAAAGTCTCAGTTGTGAGTTTCTTAGTAGTTACAATATTGTCTCTTTGATATATTGCTTCATCATTAAGCTTTTCAAGGATTTCATAAGTTCCTTCATCTTCGCCAAGTCTTGCTATGTCACATCCACAGAAGAATATCCCATTTGGTTTTCTGAATTGAGAACGCTTTAATATACAGATTTCCTTAATCAAGGCATCACTGAAGAACCGATGTAAATCATCTATGAACTGGCCAAGATATTCCTGAGCATATTCTCTCTTACTCATCCTTGCTTTTGCTTGTTCAATCTTTTGAAGTGCTTTCTCTCTTGTCTTCTCTGTCCAAGTTTCACAGATTGGCCTATTTGCCATGACAACTTCAGAGTCTGTGCTAAATCTTGTAAATGAATCATAAGCACTATCTTCATTAACCCAACATCGATAAAACTCACCTTGTTGTCCGAAAGGAGTTGATAAGTAAATGCTATCGCCGCCTGTGGTGAGGAGCATCGGAGTAACTGCATTCCAAACATCTTCAGGAACTCTGCTTGCTTCATCAACATATAGACGGCCTACTGTTAAGAATCTGATACCTAAACCACTCATTCCTGTCGGAAGGCAGTATATCTTGACTCCGTTAGTTAGGTTTATCCTCTCTTTTGTTGGTCTTAGTTTCCCCTTTTTCTCTATTCTATTTGGATAGTGAGTTACGAGATAGTTTAAAGTTTTGCCAAATAGAGCATAAGATTGTCTTTCTGTTGGTGCTATCATTAAGACTATTGTATCCTTGTTTTTAACAGCCCATTCAGAAGCATCCATAGCACAGATTACAGACTTTCCAACTTGTCTTCCTGTGCAGAGTATCTTATCTCCTTGTGTTGCTAAGAACTCCTTCTGCCAATCATCTAATCTAATTTCGGATATTTTTGGAGCTTCTTTTCTGCGAGTTTTAGTATTGCCTTTTCTATTATTAGGCTTTCCTTTAGTGATTCTATGCTCGCTTCCCTCGCTTTCTTTACTTTCATCCATAATGCTTCCTCTTTTTCAGCCATTACAATACCTAATTCTTCATCAAGTTTTTTCATTTTTTTATTTAAAAAAAAAGAAAAAAAAGTTTATATAGTTTTGTGTTTTTGTAATTGAAGCCTGAGAGTTTTCTTACACTTTCTCTTAGGCTTTTTCTTTTTTTTAAAAAATTAAAAAAGTTTAAAAAAGTTTCTAAAATTTGGGTTGGCTCACGCCAACCCCATATGTGTATTTGCTCAACTGTCGGGGTCTTCAAATTTTGTGCTGTTCACTAAGGTTACCTTTGTTACCACCATCCAGTAGCAGTAGTTACACATCCGCGGCCTTACTATCAAAAGTTATTCGGTGAGCCGAATAACTCTAATACACCAAACACATAGGCAAACCAACAACGAGGGGAGCGAACAGAGGGGTGAATTGCCGCAGCAAGAGGGGACTGAGAGCGACCAAAGGGGGCCAAGAGGGGAACCAAAGATACTAAGTGTGAGTCAGTGAAATCCACTTTACAAGTTTAGAGAGAATACGCTTTTGAACCGCGGCCGGTTCAAAAGGAAGATAACTATATAAATCTATTGTAAAGTGGTGGTTTAACTCAATAGTGGTAAGATAAGTAAATAAAGAAGTAAATATTAGTTAAATTAAGTCAAAAAAGGTGGTGTATGGGCTTCCGTAGTTCTTGGTGCGTTTAGGGGAGGATATATATATATATATCCGACCTGTCAGGGGGGGATTGTTAAGGGGGGGTTTGGTGTTTTTCATCAATAGAAAGGTTTATATATACTAATATCTATGAATATAAATGACAAAGAAACAAGTTATGACATCTATTGATTCAGATATACATAAGAAAGCAAAAGAAGCTCAATTAAATATATCTGCTTTAACTGAATGGGCAATTAGAGATAAACTCAATAAAACACAAGTTGATATTCCAGATGCTGATAAATGTGAGTTCTGTGGCAAAGAAGAAGCAAAAGCGTCAAGAGATAACCTCAGAGGCTTAACTTGGCTATATCCTAATGAAAGGTGGATATGTGACCTATGTTTAAGAACAAGAATAAATCAAATACCTGTGGGGCAAAAATGAAAGGAGGTAATAAACATGGCTAAAGAAACACAAACTGAAATTCCTGTTGAAACTCCAGAAGAATCTAAACCGAGTTTTCTTGAAGAAGTTAAAGCAGAGAGAATAGCACTTGAGAAGGTTAGAGATGAATTAAAAGAATTAAAATCTATTGAAATACTATCAGGAAAAGCTGATGCTGGGCAGACAATTGAAGAGAAAAAAGAAGAAACTCCAAAAGAATATGCAGAAAAGGTTATGAGAGGAGAAATAACTGAATAATGGAAGTCTTTTTTATAACCAGAGGGAAAACTAATGAAGTTGATGAGTGGCGTAAATGGATGTCTACACGCCATCTGCCTTTGAAAATCAAGCATCCAAGCAAACCTGAAAAAGATGAAACAGCTTTAGTAGAATGCCAGCTTAGACCTATTCAATTATGGGGATTTACATTTCCAAGAGAAAACTTAGATATTGTTCTTAATACTCTTAAACTTCCTTCTCATAATCCTTTTTATAAAACTGCCCCAGACAAACCAACTGTTAAAATTAATAAAAAATTATGGGTTTTGAGAAAACTTTTAGGGGCTGAAAAAATTCCAGAACCAAAAACTGAAAAAGGTGCGATGTTCCTGCCTTATAATAGAATTGAGAACCTTAATATTATTGGGATTGGCTTAAAAGATGATGAGGATATTATTGATACGAGCCACGAGAGAATATGATTAATTGTTGTGAACATTTGTTAATTGTAGTGAATACATTAGTTGGTTTAGCTCTTATTGGAGTTCTTTTAAAAGTCTATCAATTAGCGAAAAGTTTATAAAGTTATTCGTCTTATCGGATAAATGACAGACGAAGCTGTTCTATTAGTTCAACTTGAATCTCCTGTTCCTTTTACAGTTGCAGACGGAACTGGGATAGAAAAAGGCACATTATTAAAGATGACTTCTCCGAGAACTGCATCTGCTGCAAGTGCTGCTACAGATATGATTGCTGGAATTGCTGCTTCTGAAAAAATTGCAAACGACGGGAAAACAAGTTTAGGAGTTTATAGGAGAGGGATTTTTAAAATGACTCTTTCAGGAACAGATGGCTGCGTTGCAATAGGACAAGGAGTAACACAGGCTGCTGGGCCTGCCAATTATATTACATCTGGAAGCGATATTTCATCAGGAAGTATGATTTTAGGACAAGCCTTAGCAACTGGAGCAAAGAGTGAGTCCATCGCTGTAGACTTAAATATTGGAAGTTCAACATATAACAAAGTAGCATAATGGCAGAAAACGAAACTATTGAGGACGTTGAGGAAAAACTTGAAGAAGAAGAAGATTTAACACCTCAAGAAGACACAACTGAAGAATAAATATGGCAGACAAATCAGGACAAGCAGAAATCAGAGGAATAGATATAGACAAGTTAGCCAAAGGCTTCGCAGATGAGGACATTATATTTAAGCAATTCTTGACAATTTCTCCTACAAGTGCAAGAGAGATTAGATGGTATCAAAAAACTGCTGGCTTCTTAGATAGCACAGACACAACAGGAGTAACCTCATCACAAATTGAGGATGTCCCACAACTTACATTACCTACTGTTGTAGAGCAGAGTTGGACAAGGAAAACTTCTTATGTAAAGAAATTCTTTGTGGAAAGTCCGTGGATTTCATTTGAAGATATAAAAGATTGTGACCCAGACGTCCTTGCTGGAAATATAAGAGATTTAACAAGGGCAGTGGCACGAAGGGTGGATAATAGAATTTATGCTCAACTAAGTGGAAGTTTATTATTATCAGGTTCATCAAGCGGGGGCTCAAGCGGTTGGGCTGACACTGCTCCAAAACCTATCGGAGATCTACTTTCAGGAAGTATGGAAATTAGAAAAAAGAACTATGATATAAGTAACTTAGTTGTTTTAATGCACCCAACAGCTTATAAGGCTCTTTTAGATTACATAATTGACACTAAAGGCTCATCTATCCCAGCACTTGCCTCAGCAAAAGCAGAGAGTGGAGTTCTTATGCAGCTTGTAGGACAGAAAATTGTTGTTTCTGATAATTGCACAGAAGATATGGTTGTTCAGATAGTCCCTCAAAGAGTTGGAACTTGGAAGCAGTTTGTCCCTATGACTGCAGCAACTAAAGAAGAAGTTGGTATTGGAACAAAGATTCGTGTTTGGGAAGAGGGAGAATTCTTATTAACAGACCCAAACGCTGGCTATGTAATTAAGCAAGTTTAGATAAATTTTTATACTTTGGTTTTCTTAATATTTAATGGCAAATACATCTGGGGAAAAAGAGTTGAAAACAGACTGGCCTATTGAAGAAGGGTTAATTGCTGGCACAACTAAACTAAAGGAGAGACCTAATTTAGAAGTTCAGGAAAAAAGTTTTGTAGAACACTGGGGGAGTATATAATGGGGGGAGATGGAAGCGGAAGGCCGCTGGGAATTAAGGGTTTAATTGAGAGGCAGAGAGCTCCTGCAAATATAGCAAATGTTGGAGAGGAGTTAGTAATTCCTAATCTTTCTGGAGTTCAGGATGCTGCATTAAAAACCTCTGCTCCTTTAGGAACTGGTGGTGGTGCTGAGTCAGACCCGATATGGTTAGCACAATCAGGTAGTTTTCTCAAGGCAGAGACAGACCCCGTGTTCTTAGCATTATCAGGGACAATAACAGGCACAGGAAACCCGAGTTATTGGACAAGTGGGGCTACAACACACTGGCCTATTGATGATACAAAGGGTATCTCAGGAAGCACTGCAATTATCTCAGGTAACGTTTCTGGTGGAAGTTTATGGGGTGGGACTATAAGTGGCTCAACATTTGTAGGAGTAGACCACTCAGCGGCAGATAATTTAACATGGTCTACTGCTGGGCATACTATGGATGCTGATGTTGTTTTAGATGATGGAGTGGGAGATAGTC